AATTTTAAGCACTAACCTTAGTAGTGAGAGATAGAGAATTTTGAATTGTGGTCGAAAAATTGGTGCAAAAACAGCCCGCCTTTTATAGAAAAAGCCCCCTAGAATTTTCAATCGAGTGACATTTTGTGAGTCATAACTTTCCCACGGTCATGGAAGGTCATGGAAGCCCATAGAACAATGACGTCATATCACACTAAGCCACCGTTTCATATCACGACGCGTCACTTACACTCGGTCCCGCGGCCCAGTGCAACGGTATTCTTGAGCTAGTTAAAAGGAACCCTGAGAGGATTCGCCCACGCGGGTAGGCACGTCCCGTGAGGGTCGCCCTCCGGCGAGGTGTCCAACGAAGTTGTCTCTGCTAGTGAACCATTACTTAGGGGGGGCGGAATTGATTTCCGACATTCCCCCCCCTAAGTAATCGGTGAACAGCTAGTCTCTAAGAAGCTAGTATCCTCCCTGACCCAGTCGATCTGTAAACCCAACGGCAACACAAGATTTTTAATTGTGTCTAGCCGTAGTATTACTTACAGATCGACTAGACACTAGACATAAGAGATATCATGCAACACCTGTCCCTTGACGTTGCGATGTCTTAATGTCTACTCGTCTAGTCTCTTCCTACAGACATTTGTGTGTACTGAGGCACATCCAAGGGATGCAAGGGATTGTTTGATGTTGCACTTTGCCCGGTCTGGTTTGTTTAGTACCAAAAAAATGTCATATGAATATTATAATTTATTGAATCCCGCCAATTTTCCGCCTTCTGATTTTTGGCGTGACCGTTTTTATAATGGTCCTGGCGGTAATCGTCCTCCGGGTGCTGATGCAATGGAATGGATTGGAGATCCTAATGCCCTTGTACAGCCGATTGCTACTGGTTATCCGAAACCGGGTTCAGAAACAATTACTGAAGAAGAAAACTCTGATGATGAAAATAAATTAAATAATATGGGCGGTGGTCGTTATTCTGGTTCTGTCAAAGCCACGAAAAATGTCAATCTTAAGAAGAAGGGTCTTAAGATGGTGTATGAGAACTCTGGAAAGGTTTTTGATTATAACTGTGTTTATGTTGGACATACTTCGTGTAATTTGGATCGTGCTTTGCTTGTTGTTTGTGTTGGATTGGTTCGTTGTATGTTATCTAAACTCGGTTTGAATACTAATCAGCATTGGGATTATGCTTATCCTACTGATGGTATTTGGCAGCTTGATATTAAACAAGATCCGATTACATCTGCTGTGTCTGTTGATTATGATACTACTGCTATTGCAAGTCCTGAAACATTATTCGAATTGGCTACCGCTTTGAAGGATAGAATTGATTCACAGTATACTACCCATCGTAATTCGGTTATTACTGCATTTCGTGTGATTCCTCGTATTGATGCAGCTGGTTCTAATATTTCAACTTTGTCGAAACAGATAAATTTGAATACTGCGTTTGTGGATATTTCTTGTATTAGTATTTTGAAGGTTCAGAACACTACCAAACATTTGAATACTTCAGGAACTGGTCAGGATGAATATGCTACTGCTGTTGATGCTGCACCTTTGTGCGGCAAAATATATAGAGGACCTGGCCAAGGTATGTATGGTAAAAGTGAAGACCCTGCTCCTGTTTATTTGATTGATAATGGTGGAACTGAAGCTAGTAGAGGTGCTATTACTGCTTGTGCTGGTGCATTTGAAGAGTATCAGGAACCGATTAATGCTGAATCTATGTATTACTGTCAGAAATCTAATGGTGTCAAGTTTCAACCCGGTGAATTGAAATCGTCTCATTTGAAGTTTCATAAGAAGACTAGTGCGACTAGGATTATTCAACGACTTGGTATTGTTTATGCTAATTTGGCATGGTGTGTTCCTGATTTTGGAAACTTTCAAATTTTTGGATTGGAAAAAATGATTGGAATTAAGGGTACTGAACTTACTGATAATCCTGCAGTTGAAGTTGATTATGAAGTTAATTCTGAGTGGTATGTATATGTTACTTCTCATAATGAGAATAACCCTCCCCAGTATTTTTCTAAGAGTAATTCGGTTACTCACACTGCTTAAAAAAGAAATAATAAATGCCGTATGCTCGTCGAAGAATTGTCCGTTCCGCACGTCGTCCTGTTCGCCGTGCCACTGTTCGTCGTCCTACTCGCCGTACTCGCGTGGCTCGTACAAGGCCCACCCGCAGAATGTACCGTCGTTGAAGTAAACAAATAAAGACTATTGATCCCAAAGATGATTTATTGAAATGGCATACTGAAATGAGTTACAGTCATGCGTCTTAACAGTGCTGCTTTAGTTTCCACGTCCAAGTCCGGATACCAATCATTAGGATGAATGTTAGAAGTGATCCAGATCTTCTCGGCTTTGAAAACTGTTCCGCCATGTTTCGCCTCGATACAAACGGGATATTTATCCAACCATCTTAACATGTGTGAAATCGAAATGCCCCCACGATATTCGTCAATCACAACATGCTTGTGGCCGTCATATCCATCCCAGAACTTGGTCATCGGATCCTTGGGGAATGCATCCAATCCAGCTTCTTCCCATGCTCGATGACTTTTCCCTGATCCAGTTGTACCCCAGAACACGAATACTTGTCGTTCCATTGCACTCGGCTTCATTGAATCCTTTGCGATTTGCTTGAGTTGACCGTAGCATCTAATGAGTACATCAGCTGGGATTTCTCGATTCTTAAGATCGCCTGCTCTTGCCAGCTCAAGGACTTGGTTCCAATCGGTTTCGGAGTTCCTCTTAAACGGCTTTTTACCAAGTTCGAATCGTGTACCCTCGACGGCCGTATCCTCCTTCCATACGTACTCTTCGGCGGCTTCACTTCTGGTGGGTTCGGCGTGAGCAGTTCCAAAAGTCTTTCGCACCCCAGCCAGTCTGATTTGATTGGTGAAGATACACATGACTTGCCAGTGAAGAAATCCGACCACCTCGGTTCCAGTCCCATGTTCTTGATTCCCTGGTCCCGAGCCCTCTTCAAGTTGGCCCTTAATATAGGCGACTCCAGGGGGGAGGTAAGGGGTGAAATCAGCATGACGGATGGTGAGCATCCAGTATTTTGCTTTGTTGGAGTTATTGGTGTTGGACGGCATTGAGTAAAGTCGTAGTAGTTCATTAACTATGATCAAGGTAGTCAGCCAAAAGCAACATAATTTTAAGCACTAACCTTAGTAGTGAGAGATAGAGAATTTTGAATTGTGGTCGAAAAATTGGTGCAAAAACAGCCCGC